AGCTGACATTGCCAATAAAGGCTGTAACATTGGAAATAGTTTTGATGGTACCGTCGGAGTGTTTGGTATACAGCAGACCATCATGGGTATTGATGGCTAATTCGCCAACAACTAAGTCGTTTGGATCCGGAACTTTGCCCGGAACGGTTGATCGTTTAATTCTAATTGTATTAGCCATTTGGCTTCCCCATATACTTGCTATATAGCCGGGCACATAAACAAAAAGCTGGGCAACCGAAGTTGCCCAGAATTATGTTACTACTTAAATGTTATTGTTCTTGTAGTATCTGTTACAAAATATTATCCACGAGAACGCGACGATAGTAAACGTTCGAATCTTTCGTCAACGCACCAACGCCAGCTGTCGTACCTTCTGCAAACGGATTTGCTACCATGCCGTAACGAGTTTTGAAGCCGATCTTCGGTTGGAAGCTGTCTTGATCAACAGCACGAACCATTTGGAGCGGCACATACGGACAATAGAACAAACCAGCATCGAACGCGGACGAACCTTTGTAACCGATGACCATGTAGTTACCAGTTGCATACGGATCGATATAAACACGCATACGACCATTGAGAACACCAGCAAACGTATTGCCAGTATCGTCAACGTTTAGTGCGTTAGAGTTCAAAGCAGGGGTGTAATCAAGAACACCAGCCATTTGCAGAGCAGATGCTACATCGCTCGAGCAAATAACGATGTTGCCTTTACCACGACGTGTGTCTTTGGCAATTTGATTAGCTTCACGCTCAACTTGGAACATCAGACCCTTGAATTTCTCAACAGACCAACGACCATTTGCATCAACGTCCAGATCGAAACGACCAGCCGTTGTTGTACCAGAAGAAGCACCTTGTTTCGCGGTCAATGCAATCGTGCGAACAACTTCACGGTTGATTTCAGCAAGGATCTCTGAAGACAGGATGTTGGAAAGTTCTGTCTCAGCGTCAAGACCGTGAATTGCTTTCAGGTCCTGTGCGAGTTCCATCGTGTATTCAGCTTTCAGAGCGCGGGACTTAGCTGTCACAGAAACTTTCTCAATCGAGAAAGCCATCTGAGGAACAGCTGTGTTGCTCGTGGTTCCCAGTGCTTCCGCTTGGGCTGTTGACATACCGGTACCCATGTTGTAAATACCAGTTTCAGCCAAGTTAGCAGTGCCTGTCGTTGTGTTGCCAGGATATCCACCAACGTTTTTCTGACCCAGTGTATTTGCACCAGAAACAACAGTAGCAAATGCTGTGTTAACTTCGTTGTAGAAAGTTTCTGTCGAAGTTTGGTTAGCGTAACGAGCACGCATTGCAAAAATCAAACCTGTTGGGCCAGTCATTGGCTGAACGCCGCAAATGTCATAGGCAATCAGGTTAGGCATAGCACGGCGAACCAACGAGATCAACACAGGATCAAACGTGTCGATCGAACCGTCAGCAGCGGTCGAAGACGATCCTGCCATTGCGTTAACAGGCAGATCACCTTCAGACAACAGCGATTGACGGCCATACGATGCACCGCCTTCGCGCAGTGCACGCTCGGTGTTCTCGAGCAGAACAGCTGTTACGCCACGACGATGAGAATCCTTGATAGCTGTCAAATCAGCGTGTTCAAGAATTGGTTTCCATTTATTTTGAAGTTCTTCAGCTAGAAACATATTTTTTTCTCCTTATTGAGGTTTATAGTTATTTATATAATACTACTTTTTGATCGTACGAGAGATTGCTTGAACATAACGGCCCATTTGACCTTTAGTTTCAATTGGCTGCTCAGGTTGCTCATCTTCAACGTCCTCTGTGATCAGCTGAACAACTTTTTTGTCTGAAGGAAAATAGTTTTCTTTGATGATCAACAGCTTTTGTTTGAAGCTGTCTTCATCATCGAATTGTACACCTTCAGCCAATGTTTGCAATTTCTCAATCTGGGTTGCTGCCAAACCTTCCGAAACTTCACTGAAAACAACTTCTTTTGTGACTTCGTCGGTCACTTTGCGAAGCTCAATGTTTTCAGTGATTTGTTCGTTGAGTTTTTCTTCCAACTCTTCGACTCGTTTGGCCAGCTCTTCAACAACGTCAACCTTCTCTTCAGGAATATCAATGTTGTGTTCTTCAAACAAGTTCTTGAGACCGGCAATAAATTCTTCAGAAATTTCAGTGCGGAGCGAAGATTCAATAGCAAGTTCGTTTGCTTTCATCCATTGCTCAACAACATAGTGCAGATATTCATCGACACGTTGAGAAATTTCTTCTGTGATTTCTGTCTTCGCTTCCTCGAACGATTGATCGTATTGTTCCAGGAGTTCTTCTGTTGCAGCAGCAACACGAGCATTGACAGCAGCTTCAAAAATCACAGTTGCTTTTTCTTTGAATTCTTCCGTCAGTTCTTGACCAGCAAACATTGCATCAACGTCTTCTTTCATAGACACTGATTGTTTGTTCTTTGCCGAAGTGTCGGCAGTTGCTTTTGTATTATTTTGAGGATCGGTTTCCTCCACATCTCCCTCCAATTTTTGTGATGTCAAATCACCTTGACGCTTTGAATTGCCAGGTGCTTGAGCTTGTTTAACAGAAGAATTGTCAGGGCCAATTGATTGGCCAGTTTGACCTCCACCAGTAACTACTTTTTCAAGTAGCTCCTCTTTAAATTTTTTTGCAAT